ATGATCCTAAAACTGGTGCCTTTATTATAATTATGCAGAGGGTACATGAGAACGACCTTACTGGACATATATTAGCGAATGAGTACAATGCTTGGGATCATCTGTGTTTACCTGCAAGATATGAAATCGGACACCCAACACCAACGAAGTCATCACTTGGCTTTACAGACCCTAGAACAAAAGAAGGGGAGTTGTTGTGGGAGAAGAGGATTGATGAAAAAACTTTACATACTTTGGAAAAAAGTTTGGGTTCATACGCAAGTGCAGGTCAGTTGCAACAAAGACCTATGCCCAAAGGCGGTGGAATATTAAAAGCAGAATGGTGGGTTCCCTGGGAGAAAGACGATCTGCCAGAGATAGAATACTTAGTGCAGAGTTATGATACAGCGTTTAGTACAAAAGAAACTAGCAGTTACAGTGCAAGAACTACTTGGGGTATTTTCAAGATGAATGGTCAAGTCAATGCTATAGTAGTCGAGATGTGGTATGACAGAGTAACGTATCCAGAATTAAGGAAACTTGCACAAGAAGCATATGATGACTGGCAGCCAGACACTGTTTTGATAGAGAAGAAAGCTAGTGGTCAAAGTTTACTACAAGACTTACGCATGGGTGGGATTCCAGTGTTAGCTTATTCACCAGATAGAGACAAGATTGCTAGGGCACACAGTAGTTCTGCATTACTAGAAGATGGTAGAATATTTTATCCTCAAGGAAAAAAATGGGCAAAAAATTTAATTGACATATGTTCAGCCTTTCCAATGGGAGATAATGATGATATAGTTGACACTTGTACACAGGCTTGGCTAAGATTAAGAAAAGGTTGGTTTATCACACATTCTACTGATTATGACGATGATGATCAAATGGAAGAAAGAAGGATGACTATATATGGCTAGAGAACCACAAGTAATTCCATTTGCAGACGCAATGCCTTCAGATACCTTTGAAATAGAAGATATAGGTAACAACGAAGTCTTAGTTGGCGATCCTTCATTAGACGTTGTAGAAGAAACGCAAAGCGACTTTGATGAAAACCTAGCTGAACAAATAGATGCAAAAGAATTAGTTAAGATAGCTAGTGATCTTATCACAAGTTATGAAGCAGATAAAGAAGCTAGATCAGATTGGGAATACAGATATAAGCAAGGACTAGAAACAGTTGACACACATGGTGGTCAAGAAGAAGAAGAAAACCAAAGGGCAACTAGAGGACTAAGCAATGTAGTCCATCCTATGATTGCAGAAGCAGCAACACAATTTAATGCAAAGGCGATTGCAGAATTATACCCAAGTGGCGGGCCAGTAAAGACAGTTATAGTTGGTGATCCTAGTGAAGAAGTAGAAGAACAAGCTAGGCGTGTAAAAGATTTTATGAATTATCAGATTACACAAGAGATGCCAGAATACTTTCCAGATTTAGATCAAATGTTATTTCAGCTACCACTTGTTGGACATACATTCAAAAAAGTTTGGTGGGATGCTAACTTAGATAGGCAGTGTTCTCAATTCGTGAAAGCAGAGGACTTTGTAGTTTCACCAGAGAGTAAAGACTTATACACATCTAATAGGTACACACACATAATTCGTATGCCTAAAAACGATTTTAATAAATATGTTAAGGCTGGGTTTTACTTACCAAGTAAATATAATGGGGATGATATAGACCCAAGTGGAGATATAGGAAGCGAGATAGAAGGCGTTGATCCTTATGGCGATAGTAGTGATGAGATGATGACACTACTTGAGGTGCACAGTTACCAAACCTTTGATGGCATAGATGGTGGTAATGAGGATGAAGAAAATCTAGTTTCATTACCTTATGTAGTTACAATTGATTATGATTCAGAAGCTATAGTAAGTGTAAGACGTAATTGGAATGAAGAAGATGAACAACAAAAAAGGCGTGATTGGTTTGTAAGCTATAAGTTTTTACCAGGAACTGGCTTCTATGGCTTTGGACTTTTCCATATGATAGGTGGATTAGGAAAGGCGGCAACTGGAGCACTTAGAGCTTTATTGGATAGTGCTGCTTTTGCTAATATGCAAGGTGGTTTTAAATTAAAAGGCAGAGTTACTGGAGGTGAGTTACAGATCAACCCAGGAGAGTTTGCTGATCTAGATGCTACAGTAGATGATGTAAACAAGGCTATTATGCCCTTACCATTTAAAGAGCCATCCAATACCTTGTTCAACTTGATGACTGCCATAACAGATGCAGGAAGAAGGTTTGCTAGTACAGCCGATCTAAATGTAGGCGATGTAAATCCAAATGCTCCCGTTGGGTCTACTGTTGCGTTAATTGAACAAGGTAGCAAGTCATTCAGTGCCATACACAAAAGATTGCACTACTCACAAGGGCAAGAATTTAAATTATTATCTAAATTAAATGCAGAATATTTACCTGAATCTTTTCAATTTTCTATTGGTGGCACAAGTCAAACAATATTTGCAAAAGACTTTGATGATAGAATAGACGTAATACCAGTCAGTGATCCTAATATATTCAGCACTGCACAACGTATCGCACAAGCTCAAGCAGTCTTACAAATGTCACAACAATCACCACAACTGCATGATGTATATGAAGCTCATAAGAGAATGTATGAAGCCATACGCATAAACAACATAGACGAAATACTCAAGAAGCCAGACGAAGCATCACGAATTGATCCAGTATCAGAGAATATGTCATTGATGTATGGTAAATCTATTAGGGCATTTCCAGAACAAGATCACGAAAGTCATATAGCAGTTCACTTGCAATTTGCACAAGACCCATCACTAGCTGGAAACCCTGGAGCCGCAGGTATGCAACCTCTGCTTATTGCACACATAGCAGAGCATATAGCCTTACTGTATAGACAAAAGATGGAAGCTGGTATTGGTATGGCATTACCTATGTTACCAAACTTGCGTGATCCTAAATTTAAGTTTGAGGATATTGATCCACAACTAGACATGATGATAAGTCAAAGAGCAGCAGAAGTTGTAGCTAAGTCACCAGAAATGGATGCGATTGCTCCACTAGCACAAATGATGCAGAGACAACAACAACAACAACAACAAAACAATCCACTGCAATATGCAGCACAATTAGCAAAATTAGAAGCTGACGCATTAAAAGCAAGAACAGAGGTGCAGATACAAGCTGACCAAGCTAAAGCACAACAGAAACTTGCGATAAGTGAAGCAGAAGCAAAACAAGATTTGCAAATAGAACAAGCAAAGCTACAAGCAGACTTACAAGCCAAAGTAGCAAAGCTAGAACTAGACTTGCAAATAGAGAGAGAAAAGAACGCCATAAAACTACAACAGGAGATTAACGAAAATGCCAATAGTAATAACCCCATCGGGTGAGTATGTTGATTCAGTAACAGGAAACCCAGTAAACACAACAACCCCACCTATGGATAATATGGCACAAAGATTGTCACAAGGTATGGGTCAGCAAAATTTAGATCCAGGAGCAGTAGTGCGTGAAGGTGAATTAGATGGAATGATGGCTAGAGAAAACATCCCACCTAATCTCGATATGGGTATGGATAGTGAAATGGCTGCAGCCGATTTAAGCGATGTGGACAAAGTGCGTATGCTTATAGACATGGGTCTAAATCCACAAGAAGCAATGGAAGTCATAGCTAGAGAAAAGGCATTATCTCCAGTAACTCCACAAGAGTTTGGCAGAGTTGTAGATATACAAGGTGGTCAACAGATGGCAGACCCTATGATGCAACAACAACAAATGCAACAGTCACCACAACCAATGGGTGCTTTACCAATGGCTAGACCAACGCCACCAATGCCTATGCAAAGACCATTTGACGTAAGTGATATGTCAGCAGAGCAAAGAGATATGGTTAGAAGAGGTATTGATCCTTTTGCAGAAGGCATGATGGGTAGATAGCAATGGCAAGACCAAATCAATATGGAGCTTTGGGAAGTTTAACACCTGATCAATATTCTGCATTGTCAACAGGGTTTAGTATGAAAAACCCAACAGGCTTGTCTCTTGGTGGCATTGGTGTAAATAAAGGTGGCTTGGCAAGTACTGCTGTTAGTTTAGCGGGTGCACCATTAGGAGTTCCTAGTGCAGTCAACTTGGCAATGCAATATAACGCAGAGAAAGCAGCTCAATCATCGTTAGGACAAAACAAAGGTTTTATGAATACTGCAAAAGATATGATGGGTAATTCGACTTTAGGAACTGCTAGAGGTTTTGCAGACACTAACAAAGATGGAACTGTAAGTACGAGAGAAGCTCAAAATTATGGCATGAGCAAAGGACTTTC